ATGTCATGATCATTGATGATGATAAAGGAAAACCAAATAGTGCTTCGCCAAATAAAGATGTGATAACTGAAGTAGTTCCATTCAAAATACCCACTGTTGTAAAACGCGGTACTGTATGGATGATACCACAGATCAGTAATTATGAAAATGAAGTGATGATCCTGATTTGTGACGAGTGCCAATTCATGCCTATTGGATTTTTGGACTCGCTGGCCAATTTGGAATCAAACGAGAACTGCTATGCCGCCCTGATGGGAAATCTTCCCGATACTCATTGCCCGCTCGCCCAAGCTTGTGAACCTAAAAACGGATGGGATTCTTTGCCTGCAACGAATGTCAGCCGGGTTTATGAAACTCGCTGGAAAAACGGCAGGGCAATTCAGTTGGTTGCGGCAGACTCTCCGAACTTGGATTATCCCGAAGGGCAGGAGCCTTTCAAGAACCTGATTGGCCGAAGATACATTGAGCAATGCGCCTACAATTACGGCGTAGGGACTGCCAAGTACAACATGTTCGCCAGCGGCCAGATACCGGATGCGAGCATGAGCGCCACGGTATTTACCAAGACAGAGGCGTTAAGGATGCACGCCAAAGAGAACGTTGTTTGGGGGCATGAGACTGTAGTGCGGGGATATGGTTTGGATGCCGCATACAGCGGTGTTGGTGGCGACAGAACTGTTGGCATCCCATTCATCTTCGGGAAGGACTTTCGAGGTCAGCACAAGCTTTGGTTTGGTCCGATGAAGATTTATGAAGGTTCGGACGATCCAAAAAAGATGAGCCACGCAGAGGCCATCGCCGAACAGGTTAAAATTGAGTGCGAATTACACGCGGTGGAACCTCAACACCTTTTTTACGATGGAACAGGCCGGTCTGAATTAACGATTGCGCTGGCGAGAGCATGGAGTTCAAAAGTCGTTCCGTTGGAATTCGGAGGTCCGGCAACTGAACGCCCAGGATTCACTGGAGAAAAGCATCTGGATGACAGGAACAACAAAAAGGCCGGGGACAAAAAGACCTGTCGCGAGATGTACGACCGTTTCGTTTCAGAGCTTTGGTTTGCGTGGGCGCATTGCGTTCGAGCCGATCAAATGCGCGGCCTTTCTGATGATCTTATTCAGGAAGGATGCCAGCGGAAATGGGAACTTATTCGCGAGGCCAAGCAGTCCATCGAGCCAAAGCACGAGATGAAGGAGCGAGGTTTGCGCAGTCCAGACTTGAGTGACGCCGCCGTTTGCTGCGTGGAGGGTGCTCGCCGACTTGGTTTTCCTTTGGGCAAAGACTCAATCCCCGTTCAGAAACGGACCACTGTTTGGATCGAATCGCTGTACGAGGAACAATGGCGGCGTGAAGCCGAAAGAACTTTGGAGGTTGCGTGAATTTATGCGTTAATTGCAAACACTTCATTGGCTCACCAGAAAAGGACATCAGAGCGCAGGTGTGCAAACATCGGCTGACTCCAGAACCATACGTTGATCCTGTTACCGGAAAAGAATATCCTTCAAGCGCATACGTCATGAGGGACTCGGAAACATTCTGCGGAAAAGAAGGTCGATGGTTTGAGCCAAAAGATGAGTAAAAAGGAAATAACTAAAATTCTGTTGGCCACGCTTCCGATCTGGGTAAAGCAAATTAAAAAGGACGCAAAACGAGATGCGTTCAAACCAAAATGCCAATCTCGCTGACCAACCTGAACGAGCAACCGCCTTTCGGATACCGTTATCACGATCCGGTAATTGGATTCAAGACCACTCCCGAGATGGCGCAATCCGGTTTGGATGCCGTCGCCAAGGCATTGCAGACCGCTCGCGCCCAGAATCCTTCGTATGGTTTGGATGCCTCTTACGAAGCCTGCGTGGAAGCAATCAAGGTCTACACCTGTCGCCGACTGAAGCCCACGCCGCGCATATTCCAAAAGTTTTGCACCGACCCCGAAGAGGAAGCGCGACTTGCTGAGGTCGGGAAACGTTCCATCGTGTTCGGGTCGTCCGGCGCTCACGTCAGGACGTGTAAAGGCTGTGGTGGTAAGAGATGAAATCGGTTGCGTTGGTTGAGATGCTTCAGGATTGGCTCGGGGAGGGCATGATTCCCGTGTCGCGACAACAGGCCCAGGCACGGGCAAATGTCTGTCTTGCCTGCCCCATGAACGAGAATGGCCGAGTAGACGAGTTCTTCAAAGGTGCCGTTGCATCGTTCATTCGCAGGCAGGTCGAGATTAAGAACGACATGAAGTTGCGCGTTGAAGGGGAGAAGAAGCTTCATATCTGTTCGGCTTGCTACTGCATTCTTCGCTTGAAAACGTGGGTGCCCATCAAGCATCTCGCGGAAATTACCGATGACGAGACGCTGAAGAAGTTCCATTCGTCCTGCTGGATTCCCAAGGAGCTTGACGCCTACACCGAACAGTGCTTAACTCAGAATGCTTGAACGAGTCCGACAAACCTATTTCCTGCCAGCCGTTGGTTACGGTGCCTTCCGTTGACATCGTTCAAGCGCCTTCGGCTGCGCAGGCTCCCCGCGATGAAAGCTTTTACCGGCTGGCGTTAACGACCGCGAAAGCTACAATGCAGATTTTAGACAAAAGCGACAGGCTCGAAGTCATGCGCCGTTTCTGTCCAGTCTGCGGAGATATTGATTGTTACTGCAAAACCGAATGAATACTGAAACGGAAATGCAAGGCGAAGGGTTCATGGTTACTGGCAATGTAACAGTGCCGTTCTGTACCGACTGCCTTTTCTTCAAGAAGGATGCCTCTTCCGTGGATGCCTACGCCAATTGCGGCCATCCAAACTCAAAACGAACAAGCCTAATTACTGGCGGGAGTTGGGAGCAAACATGTGGAGCGTGTCGAACCCGAGATTCGCTTTGCGGACAATCTGCGCAATGGTTCAAACCTAAGTGAAGATCACCGTTGTAATCCCGTTCTGCAAAGCCGACCAACAGAAGACATTAACGCTGGCCGAGTGGATCGCTGAACTCGGCGGTTGCAAGGAAAACAATTCACTGATGATTGCCGCCAGTGACGTTACGGAAACCAATCTTACCAAACTGTTTGATCGAAAATCATTCAAGACGGGAACTATAATTAAGCCATCCTTCGCCCTTCCCAACGAAGCGCATCCACGCGGCCCGAACTGGATGTTCGAAACCGCCTGCAAATGGATTCAGTTGAACTCGAAAGAACCTTGGCTGTGGCTTGAGCCTGACGCCGTTCCGATGCGCCCGAACTGGTTACAAATGATCGAGGCCGAATACGAGTTGGCGCTCAAATACAAAAAGAAGATTCTGGCGCACGTCGTGGATTGGCCAAATGCCACGCCAAGCAAAACCCCGAGCGGAGTCGCCGTTTATCCGCCAGATGCTTGGGACATTTATCGAAAGCTTTCGCTGAATCGAAACATTGCGTGGGATATTCAATTCGCGGACAAAGTGATGCCGCTTGTCCATTCGTCGCGGTCCATTGCGAACTTGGTCAATCGAAAGAATCCTCCGACGTTCGCAGGACCAAAGGCTTTGAAGGTCGAAGGCATCCCGTCTTACGTCGCGGTTTGGCATCAGTGCAAAGACGACTCGCTGATTGATGCGCTGAGAGCAAAACAAAGCGGGGATTTAAAGATCGATGCAAAACCGAAATCAGGCACCCCAATCCTTCCAATTCGCTGCCGGTTGGACGATCACACTGGCTACGGCCAAGTTGGAACAGAGTTGATTATGCATCTCCTGGATTTGGAGAAAACGGAAAACTTCAGGCTGGAAATAACCCCTGTCGTCACGTCTTTTCGTTACGGCAAGATGCCGGTTAAGATTCAAAACAGGATTAAGAAAACGGCGCAGGAATCGAGTTGGGAGTTGCTTCTTTACACGCTCGTTGTGGCAGGCACTCAACCAAAACCAAACTCCGTTTTCTTTACCATGTGGGAGTCCAGCCGCGTGCCGGATTTCGCCTTGGACACTCTGAACAAGTGTTCGCATGTTATCGTTCCGAACCATTGGTTTGCCTCATGCTTGACCGCCCAAGGGCTGGAAAGGCCAATTCACATGGTCCCGCTCGGAATCGAAACATCGAAGTTCCCTGATCGGGATATGCCGTCCTTACCGTTCACGATTGGCACGGCAGGAAGGTTTGACCACGGCGGAATAAGGAAGGGCGTGGCGCTGGTCTACGAAGCGTTCAAACTGGCCTTTAAAGCCGATGAAAATGTTTACCTTCGGATTAAATGCTCAGAGGATGACGACCTTGAAAAGATCGAGGATGGAAGAGTTGACATCGTACGTGACCATTTGACGACCAAGCAAATGAGCGACTGGTATTCTTCACTGCATGTGTTCGCGAGCGGTAGCGCCTGCGAGGGATGGGGAA